GCAGAAATGCGCCTGACCGGCATCGACACCCCGGGCAAGGCCGATCTGCTGGCCCTCGGCATCATCGTTCGTGCTTAATAGGAAGGAAATCGAAAATGGCAACACTTGACGTATTCAAGGGCGACCCGTTCACCCTTACCTCCCTGACCGCGGCTATCCAGACCGCCCCGTACCAACCGGGCCGCCTGGAACAGATGGGTCTGTTCGGTGCCGCTGAAGGCATCACCACCACGACCGTCATGGTTGAACAGTACGACAACGTGCTGGCCCTGGTCCCGGTTTCCCAACGCGGCGGCCCGGCTTCGCAATCCAAGCACGGTTCCCGCAAGATTTTCACCTTCTCGGTCCCGCACCTGAAGCCTGAAGATCACATGACTGCGGATGAAGTCCTAGGCATTCGTGCTTTTGGTTCTGAAACCGAAGAAGAATCGGTTGCCAAGGTTGTTGCAACCCGCCTCTCCGGTATGCGCCGCAACATCGAATACACCAAGGAATCATTCCGTATGATGGCCCTCAAGGGTCAGACCGTGGATGCCGCCGGTAACACCGTCGACCTGTTCGCGCAATTCGGCGTGTCGCAGGAAACCATCGACTTTGAACTGGACAACACCGCTGCCGTCATCCGCACCAAGATTCTCGACCTGATGACCAAGATCGAAGATTCCTTGGGCGGCCTGACCTTCACCGGAATTCGTGTCCTGTGCGGCAAGGACTTTTGGGCTTCCCTGATCGAACACAAGTCGGTCAAGGAATCCTACCTGGCTACCCTGGCCGCAAACACCCTGCGTGGCGACCCGCGCATGGAGTTTGAGTTCGGCGGCGTCATCTTTGAACGCTACCGCGGCACCGCTGCCGTTAAGGTTGCGGACAACGAAGCCTACGCCGTGCCGGAAGGTGTGGTTGACCTGTTCATCGCCCGCAACGCCCCTGCGGACTACATCGAAACCGTCGGCACCGTCGGCCAAGATATGTACGCGAAGCAGTGGATTCCTGAACCGGCCCGCGCCGTCCACATGGAAGCCCAAGCCAATCCGCTGTTCCTCTGCACCCGCCCGAACGCGATCAAGAAACTGACTGTGTAATGGCCGCACAATCCGTATTCCAACGGATGCACGACCGCCTGTTTGCCCGCCTGGGTGAACAGGCGGTTTTGCGTGGCACGGAACCCTGTGTCGCAAACATGGAATATGGCGTTGTCGTCAATTACGACATTGGCGACGATAAGTTCGTGCAAAGTGAAATGGCCGCGGTTGTTGACGTGGCAAACATCCTCAAAAAGTATTCCCCGTCCGTCGGTAGTGCATTTCAACTGCTGAACGAAAACGGCGTCCCTACCGGGCCGCAATACACCATCGACGCTATCGGCGCCGACAACGGTTTCATGGTGCGCTGCATCCTGCGGGTGTAAAAATGAGTATCACCCTAAAGGTTGGGGTAGACCTCGTTGAGCAATTCGCAGGTGACCTTTCCAGGACAACCGGGAACATCCAATCGGCGGTAGCCCGCGGCGTCAATGTGGTAGCGGCCGCCGTCCGCACCGAATCGGTAGCGAAAGTGGTATCCCGCGTCAATTTTAAACCGTCCTACGTTGACCCGAAGGTTACGGTTGGGCAAGAGGCAACCCCTGAACTCCCCCGGGCCGTTATCGAGGCGCCCATACGAGGCACACTGATTACCAATTTCGGCGCACAACAGCAGTCAATGGCAAATGTCTGGACCCCGGCCATGTATGCGGCGAAGTTTGGTTCGTTGAATACGAACACTAGGCCGAACGCCAAGGCCCCCCGTATGCCTTGGACGCCCCGCACCGGCGACCCGTTAAGGGCAATCGCTCCAGGTGCCAAACAGGCCGGTATCTCGGCCACCATCCACGCCGGCAACGGGGCAAGCCGATTCGCCCATGTGTTCTTTATCCCTGCGGCACAGAAGGGTCAAGACGGTTCCAAGTGGGTGACGATGACGCGCCCGAAGGGTGGGGGCAAGGCACACGCCAAGTACGGACCATCCGTAGACCAAGTGGTGAAAGGCGTGTGGACGGATGACGAAGCCGAAATCAGTACGCGCCTGGGCGATACCGTCCTGGCTGAAGTTTCAGATGAAATCACGAAAGGATTGCTATGAGTTTCGCAAATGACCTGGCTATGGTTATCGCAACCCGCCTCCAAACGCTCAACACCGCTTCCGGCTTTGAAACCGACATCGGCAGCAAAGTATTCCGCGGCCGCCGGCGCCTCGACCCGGAACAACTGCCGTGCGCGGTCATCATCGAAAGGGAAGAAACCCCTAGCCAGCAGTCGTCCGCGGGTATGCTGCGCACCGAACGCCGATACACCCTGGAAGGGCACACGACTTGCGACCCCGACAATCCGAATGACGCCGGCCACAAGATTATTGCCGACCTGAAACGTGCAATCTTCAAAGATGCTATTCACATCGACGGCAAGATTTCCGTCAGTGGCGCAAAGGCGTTTCGTGTTGATTACCACGGGAGTCAGATTGCCCCTCGGGAAGATGGCTTCAATACGGTAGCGGCGTCCATCGACGTAACAATTCAGTACGCCGAAGAATTATCCAATCCGTGAAATCGCGCTAAGTATCGCAACCTGTAAACGTTGCGTAGTCTTTGGCGTGTAGCGTTTTAGCAATCCGCCAATTTTAGGAGATACACCATGTCTGCACGCGGTTTCCTTGGCGCCGGTGACTTGTACGCCCGCGTCTACAACCCTGTCACTCTCGCCTTCGACCAATGGGCCGGTCCTTTCGAGGCCAGCAAGTTTGAAATCAAGCCGAATTCCGACCTCAAGGAAATGACCTCGCGCGGTCGTTCCACCTACGGTCAAGTTATCGAATCCGTCCCGCTTCCGAAACCGGCCGATCTGTCCGTCACTTTCTCCGAAGTGAACAAGGATTCCATCGCAATGGCGCTGTTCGGTACGTCTACCGTTCTGAATCAAGGCTCGGGTTCTGTCACCGACGAAGCCCTTACGGCGTCCCTTGGCAAATTCGTCAAGCTGGCCCACGACAACATCGCAACCGCTGGCTTGGTCGTCACCAACTCGGGTCAGACGACTACCTACGTTCTCGGCACCGACTACGAAGTGAACTACCGCCTGGGCATGGTCAAGGCCATCACCGGCGGCGCTATCACAGATGCACAAGCCCTGAAGGTCGATTACACCTACAACGCCATCGGCGGTACGTCTATCGCCGGCGGTACGCAGACGCAGGTTCGTGCACAGTTCAAGCTGGACGGTGTGAACTTTGCCGATCAGTCCCAAGTCATCGTTGATGTCTACGAAGCAGTCCTGACCCCGGATTCGGCTTTCGACTTCCTGCAGAACGACTTTGCGGACATCCAACTGAAGGGTCGCCTCAAGACCCCGGCCGGCAAGTCCGAACCGTTCAAGGTCGAACTGCGCGTCTAACCGCGAAAAGCGTAAGTCAAACGGGGCGGCGTCCTTTCGGGGTACGCCGCCCTTTTAACTGGAAAAGTCAAAATGGCCGGTCAACAATCACGCACAATCACCTTAACCCTTGATGCCCAAACCACTGGTCGAGATGGCGTAAAGGCCCTTGCCGATGAGTTGCGCAAACTGGCAAAGGAGGGCGGGGATGCGGCACCCAAGTTTACGCAATTGGGTGACGAACTCGAAAGTATCGCCAATCAGCAGCAGGCGGTAGAGGCATTCAATAACCTCTCCGCGGCGGTAGGGCACGCGCGAACTGAAATGGAAGCCAGCCGAAAGGCGGCCCACGATCAGTCAAATGAATTGCTGCGCTTGAAGCAATTGCTTGACCAAGCCCGGGACGCGGAAGCGCAATACGCAGTAGGCGTTTCAGAAGCCCGAAACGAACTGCAGTCCTCAAAGCAGAGTCTTTTGGAAGCCCGCGCGGCGGTATCCGCCTATGCCGCCTCAATCGGCGGCGCGAAATCAGCCACCCGGGAACAGGCCGCCGAATTGAAGGTGCTGAATCAGGCGGTTCGGCAAGCGAAGGCAGACCAGGACGCGGCCCGTGCGTCCCTCTCGCAGCTTACCCCGGAATACAATGCCCTGCGGGACGCCACCACGGCGGCCGCTACTGAAGTTCGCAAGCAGGAAACCGCGCTCTCCACGCTCAATCAGGTTGTGGAAAAAGCAAAAACCGAATTTGAGGCCCTTGATACCGACCTCAACGCCCTTGCCACGCACATGCAGAAATTGGGCGTTGATACCACGGACGTAGTGGGCGCCCAAAACAAGTTGACTCAGTCGATGGCACGCCTCAGTCAAGAAGCCTCTGACCTTAAAACCAAACTGGCTGAACCTGGAAACTCCGCAGCAACCGCGGCGGCCCGAATCGAAAACGCCTTCGCGGTGACGGGGGTTCGGTCCACCCAAGCCATCAAGACCGAAATTATGAAGGTCAACAGTGCCCTTATGACCTTGGCCCAAGACGCTACGGTGACGGGCCTGGATTTCGACCGGGCGTTCGCCCAAGGCAAGGCACGCATCGTAGAACTGGAAAACCAACTGAAGGCCACCGAGAGTGCCAGCAAAGCGGTTGGTAACAGCGTGGCAGACGCGTTCAAGCAGTTCGGCCCGGCCACTCTCGTTTTCAACGGCATCACCGGCGCCATCAACATGCTGGTAGGGGCAGCGCAGAAAATTCCACAGGTGACTATGGAATTTGAAACAATGAACCGCACCCTCAAGGTTCTGACCGGCAGCACGAACGCGGCGGCCAAGGAATTTGAGTACATCAAGGGTGTTGCAAACCGCGTTGGCAGCGACATCAAATCGGTGGGTGAATCCTACATCCGCCTGACGGCCGCTACGAAGGATACGGCCCTTGAAGGTGAGAAAACGAAGCGTGTATTTGAAGCTGTCGCCGGTTCAATGGGTATGCTCGGGGCATCTTCCGCCGAAACCGAAAACGCTTTGATGGCCGTAACGCAGATGGTCAGTAAGGGTGTAATTTCAATGGAGGAGTTTAGGCAGCAACTTGGAGAACGCCTGCCGGGTGCCTTCCAGGTTACGTCCAAGGAATTGGGCATCACTACTGCCGAATTCAACGATCTAATCTCCAACGGCAAGTTGGCCGCGGACGATGTATTGCCGGCTCTTGCCGCCGGCTTGGAGAAAATGTACGCCACCGGCCAGCGGAACGAAACGCTGCGGGGGCAGTGGGAACGCCTCAAGAACGCCATGTCCGACACTGGCAACACGGTGGGTGAAACCGTCCTCCCGGCGTTGATGAAAGTAGGCCAATGGGCCGCCGGTTCGGTTGGCACGCTAGGTGAAGGTTTTGTGTTCGCCGGCAAGGCCGCCCTGAGCGTGGGTGATGCCCTGCTGTCTTGGGACGTTCGTAAGCTGGACTACGCCGCAGAGGAAGCGGAAAAGCTGAAACAGCGCCTACGCAATCTGTTTGGCGCCACGGACGATGTGAAGAAATCACTATCCGAACAGGCCCAAGAGGCGCAAAAAGCAGGGCAGCAATACGTCGTGATGGGGGATGGTACGAAAGTCGCAACCGCCGCGATTTTAGGGGCCAATGACGGCTTTATCAAATTCCTGGTGCAGTCGCAGAAGGCCCAAAAGTCGGCAGAGGATTTTGCTACGTCTGCCCGCAAAGTCGCGGAATACACCCGGTCGGCCGGGGAGGCGTCCATCACCGCGGTCAACGCTATCGGTACGGAATCTGACAAGCGGGAAACCGCAACCCGCGTAGCTGAAGCCAACCACGCCGCTCTGCAGAAATTGGTTGATGCTGAACAAAAGGTGATCGACCTGATGGACGCGGAAGCCCTGCGCCGCGCGGAAGCTCTCCGGGACGGTGCTGCAACCAGCGATGCCCACAAAAAACAGCTTACCGACTTAGGCGATGAAATCACCAAGCGAAAGGCGGCCATTGACGGGTTGACGAACCAATCCGAAGCGAACCGCGTACTGGCGGAATCCCTGAAACTTGAGGCCGAAACGCTCAAGGACAATTCAGGCCGGATTGGCGAATTGAAAGGACTGAACGAGGAATTCACGTCGGTACTCAAGAAGCTGAAGGAAGAAGTCGACGCCGGCCGCCTGTCGCAGCAACAGTACAACGTCGTTGAGGAAGAAGCCCGAAAGAACAAGCGCCTTTACCTGGACGCCCTTGACGATCAGATCAAGAAATCTGAGGCCGTCAAGAACGCCAAGCTGTCCGAAATCAATATTGAGGAAGCCAACCTGCGCCTTGCCATTGAAGTGCAGAAGGGCATCATCAATGTGGCCCGCGCCCGCGGCGACGAGGATGCCGCCATACGGGCTACGAACGAAACCAAGCGTCTGGAAATCCAGATGGCCCAACTGGTGGCCCAAGCGAAAGGTGCCGAAGCCACCGCAGCGAAACTTGTTGCGGAAGCCAAGATTGAAGAAATAAAAGCCAGCGGCCCCTTGACTGCGGCCAAAGAGGCAGAAATTCAAGCCTTGGAGGCATCCGTAAAGGTCAAGGAAATCGAATCAAAAATCGCGCAGCAGGCCGCCAAAAGTTTGGAGGACTTGAAATTTGCAACGGACGCCGCAGCAAACTCCGCGGGGGGTTCGACAGGTTCGTTCAACGGAATGGCAGGTTCGTTGAACGGTGTTGCGGACGCTGCGACTCGCGCCAATGGCGCCCTGCAGCAATTGAACAATAACCGGAAAAAAGGTGGCGGAACACCACAGCAAATCGTAAGCGACACCCGGGGCACGATGCCTGGTATTGGCAATAGTGGAAGCGTATTGGACGACCCTAACTATGATCACAGCACCTTCTTTAGCGGAGAAGATGGTAGCCAGTATGGGCAAGCCAGTAGGTCCGTTGGCGGAATGGACATCCTGTATCGGCAGGGCGCCACTATTCAGGAAGCCAAGATAGCGGCCAAATACTTCGATGAACTATTCCGCCGTAGGACTACCGCCGGGTCGAATAGCGTTCGTTCCACAGAAGACAACAATCGACTTATTGCGGAATCCTCCCGCGCCGCAGCAGAAGAAGCAATCCAGATTGCCCGAACCGAATTAGCCACGGGTCAAGCTGCCGACTTGGGGCCGTCCATTGACGACATTGTGCAGCGCAACTTGGCGCAACTTAGTGCCCGTGGGGGGAATTTCAACGACATCAAAAACGTAGTTGAAGCCGCCGGCCGGGAGGGAGTGGACGCGGCCAAAGCCGCAATGGCACAGCAAACCACGGTCCGCATAAGCATCGGCGGCCAATCCCGCGCGGTAAA